TTACATAGTACCTACACCTGAATTCATAACTGTCAAGGATCAAGTTATGAGAGATAGTGAACTGTTTGCTCCATTAGCATGGCCGATGCTCATAGAACCTAATGATTGGGGTGAAAAAGCAGGTGGTTACTTGCTTAATGAGGTAATGAAAGGTCATGAAATGGTTAGGAGAGGTAATAGGACATGTATACAGGGAGATAAACCCATAGACTTTTTGAACAAGATTCAAAAGGTAGGGTATAAGCTCAATGATTTCATTGTAAACGTAGCTGAACAGCTCGATGAAAGAAGGATAAGTGTAGGAAAGTTTATCCCAGTAGTTGAGTTACCTCTCCCTCCTAAACCTGTAGATATAGCAGAGAACAAGGACGCTCGTAAAGCGTACCGTAGAGCCGCTGCAGAAGTCATGAACACTAACGCAGGTGCGTTCAAACGTTCATGTAGAACTCGAATGACTATGGAGGCAGTTAGAAAGTTTAAAGGTAAAGAGTTCTTTATCCCGTGGTCTTTTGATTACAGAGGGAGAGCTTACCCTATACCTGCATTTCTAACTCCACAAGATACTGACTTTGGTAAGGCACTCTTAAATTTCTCTAATGAAGCTTTAATGGGTGAAGATGCTGAGAAATGGTTAGCATTTCAAGTAGCTACAACCTATGGTTTAGATAAAGAGACTTGGGATGTTAGACAAAGTTGGGTTAAAGCTAACCAATGTTTAATAACTAGAGTAGCTAGATTTCCTATTGAGTCTATAGCTGAATGGGAAGTAGCAGACGAGCCGTGGCAATTTTTAGCGGCGTGTGAGGAGTACTATGCGGTAGTAACTAAACAGTTAAGACGACACACACGTTTAATGGTTGCCACGGACGCTACATGTAGTGGTCTTCAGATCCTCGCTGGATTAGCGAGAGACCGCAAGACAGCACAACTCGTCAATGTGTTGCCTTCTGATAGACCACAGGACGCATATAAGGTAGTAGCTGAGTGTGCTAAACCTTATATACCACACACGCTACACTCTGTATGGGATAGAAGTCGGGTCAAAAGAACCGTGATGACTATCCCTTACAATGCAAAACCCTTCTCGAATCGGACCTACATCAGGGACGCATTGAAAGAAGCTGGTATAGAGATAGATAAAGATGATCTAACACTCACAGTCAAAGCTGTTAGGGATGCTATGCACGAAATAGTTCCTGGCCCTATGGCTGTAATGGATTGGATTGAGAAGGAAGTAGCTAAACAATTTAAAGATAACCCTAACTTAACTTTAAGTTGGACTACACCTTCTGGATTTGTTGTTAATCAAAGGATTCAGAAGAAAAAAATTGAAACACTTAAACTTCAGTTACTTGGTAATTGTAAGCTAAGTGTAGCTACTGATAACCCAGATGCGGCTGATATATCTAGACACAAAGCTGCTACTGCACCGAATCTTATTCATTCACTGGATGCAACGTTGTTACATTTCAGTGCGTTAAGATTCTGTGGACCAATAGCACTAATCCATGATAGTGTCTTATGTAGAGCAACAGATATGACTGCTCTATCTAGTATAGTAAGAGAAACTTATATGGATCTCTTTGCTAAACGAGATTATCTTACTGAGTTTGCTTCAGCTATTGGAGCAACTACCAAACCACCGATCATAGGAGACTTAGAACCCTCCGATGTGATTGATTCCACTTATTTTTTCTGTTAAATGTATTCATTATTTGATAGCTTTTTTGCACCTCCTACAATAGTAGTGGTCTCTGAAGAGAGATTACAAGCTGCTGAAAGAGAAGCAAAGCTAAAGAGATTGAAAGCTGTTGATGATAAACTCACTGAATTAAGAGAGTATCGTCAAACACTAGCTAAAGAGTTATCCCCTGCAGAGGAGGCTACCGACAATGGCTAGAACTATACATACAACTGCTAAACCTGTAACACTAGAAGGATTTCAAGCTGTACTAGCTCCTAGTAAGTTTGGATATTCCTTATCGGCTATAGTTGGTAATGACCTTATCGACACGCTAGAAACTGAGAGGTCTGATGTCCTTAAATGGGCAGAGTCAAAACTCAAGAACCCTAAGAGATCCACGCTCAAGCCTGAGCCATGGGAAGAAGTCTCTGATGGTAAATATAAATTAAAGTTCTCATGGAGTGAGGACAAACGTCCGCCTGTAGTAGACACAGAGGGAGTACCCGTTACCGATGCAAAAACACCATTATACGCAGGGTCTACAGTTAAACTGGGTTTCTATCAGAAGCCTTATATCCTTAGAGATGGAGTTACCTATGGTAGTTCTCTTAAGCTTGTTGGTGTACAAGTTGTCTCAGTGAAAGGAGAAGCTGGAGTAGATACTGGCGACCTAGATGCTACTGAAGTAGCTGAGTTGTTTGGTACTACATCAGGATTCAAAACAAATGATCCTAATGTAACACCGACAATATCTACAGATGAAGAAGAAGACTTCTAAATACAGATCAGGGCTGGAAGAGAAGGTAGCAAACCTTCTCGAAGGTCTTGGTGTAACTTATGAATATGAAAGTAAACGAGTTCCTTACACTATACAACATAATTACTGTCCTGATTTCGTGTTACCTAATCATGTTCATCT